CCAAAAACCATTCACCATCCAATAGTAAACTTCTATTATATGTTACAACTCCTTCTGAATATTTTAACTCGAATCTATAGTTAATAATAGATGAAATTCCACCTGCTTTTACTTGTTTTATAGCTTTATTGAACTCAGAATAAATATTTAATTTTGAAGGTGATCCAGTGAAAATTATTTCAATCGTTGCAGGCCTTGCTTGTGATCCAGACAACGGCCATTCACCATTTAATAACAAAGAACCGTCTAGTAATTGAGGTTCTTCATTATAACAAAGTTCTTTAATTTCGAAGAGATTTCCTTGTCCTTCAACTAGCCGCTGACCAATTTGATTTAGCGAATATAACGAACCATTGCTTAAATATTTTTCTATTCCAATTGATATAAATATCCTAAAACGATCATCTGATAATCCTTGTCTTGGTTCTCTTACAAGCTGTCCTAGACGATCCAAATTAAAACCTGATTGTAATTCAGGTCTAAATAAATCTTTAAAAGATTCTAAGACCTCATCAAGCCTTTCAGATGATTTAGAATATAGATTGAAATACTTTCCAAAATTAGAATTTGGATCTCTGTTAAGCCAGCTTGTAGGAGCTTGTTCAAGTAGATCAATTGCTTTCATGGATCGATTACCACTTCAATATTTGCACGTGTTAATACTGGTCTTTGTCTTATAGATAATTCTAATGAATTTGTTACAGGTGGGTTAGCAGTATCAATTAAAATATTCATACTGCTAATCCCATTAACTAAATCAGTATCATAAACTCCTGAACCAAATTGAACGGCCTTAAGCTCCCATTCTTCATAGCTTCCACCAATACCTTTACCTTTGTATTCTGTTGAAATTGTGTCTATAGTATCGACTCCACCAACTAACTTAATCAAATTAGTCTTAACAATAGATTCCGAGCCATTTACCCAATTTGATTTTGTGATTATTGTAATTTTTACAAAGATGTCTGTAGGAGTTGGTTGATTCCAACGATAGATTCTACTGATTCCTGAATTATCTACTTTTGTAAATTCAATATCACCAAATAGCCTAGTTCCTCCTGCTTTTTTTATTTCAAATATCTCTGCAATTTTAGATGATTCTCCACCTTCAATAACAAACTCCATAGAGTTAGGCGGTCTTCCTTCTTCGTCTTCATAAAAATTATCATTTTCGAATCCTTGGGCTATAATAACACCATCTAAATCTTGCAATAAGGTCTGGATTGCTACAACAGAAGATCCTCCTGATGTCCCACGTGTTTTATATCTAAATCTAAGTTCAGCATCGGTTTCTCTTTCTTGTCCACCTATAGAAGGCTGAGGATTGTTTACAGAATCAATTCCACCTTGTGGAGGCGGTGTAACGATATCTACAATTGAATTTTCTGCAACCGTTCCACCAAGACCAGGATTGATAGCTTTGGCAGAAACTTGAACAGTTCCACCAGATCCAATTGTTAATTCTTCGGTTGTAATAAAAAGAATCTCTTGGCGAGTTCTACATATAGTTCCTATAGGTATTATCGAATCTTCAACTCCAGTAAAAAGCAAGGTGACAATAGATGAAGTTGCAGGGTTTCTAGTAATTCCACCAAGACCAACTAGATAATCCAGAGAGTTGTCAACAGCTGTATCAATAAAGCAATTGTAATAAAGAGATTCTAATTGTTTCCAAAAGTTATCTTCCTTTCTTGAAATTAATTGAATCCAGATTCCTAAAGGAGAAAGATCACCAACATCTTCTTCGGGTCCAAAGAATTCATTTGACAAGGCTGTGGTTTTATTTTCTTCAATAATTTCTGCTAGAGAAGGTCTTCTAAATCCTTGAGATGTTATACCATAATTATTCATATGTTTAGCTCCACTGAACCATAGACGCTAACTAATTTCGCATTTAATTTAAAGGTTCTATTCTTATCATTTACTTCTAGATTTGTGATCGTAGTAGATGTTGTATCAGGATCTTTATTTAAAACTTTAACAATTTCGATGGCCACTCTTTCAATATTAATCGGTTTTTCGAATATTGAAAGCCAAGGAAGTCCTAAATTCTCCGCCCAAGGGATTTCCCCTAATAAAGTTTTAAGTCCATGTTTCAATCTTTGTAAGTATGCTTCTTTATCAGATACCTTAACTGGGTTTCCATTTTCTCTTACGATATCATTGTTTTCTACTTTAAATGAATTCATTCGATCTTACCACCTGCTTTAACGGTTTGCCCTTGAGCTGTGATTGTTGCCGATCCTGCAATTATGATTCCAGATTGAGATAAAGGATTAATTTCAGCAGAGGATTTAATATGATCTATAATTGCTTCACCGACAGCTGTCCAGACTTTCAAATCTGTTTTCTTTTCACTTGCAGTTAAAGAATTTATCTTTGCTACTATTAATGCACCTAATGTGTCTTTATCCATTGCCATTATACTAAATCCTCTGCTTCACCTGAAGGAGTTCCAGGAGCACCTGATATATGAATATGTTTATTTAATTCATATTCATTTATTCCGTCTGATACTTTTATACTAATTGCTTTTAGATTAATTTCATTTGGTTTGATTTGGATATAAGCTGACTTATCTCTAGTTCCTAAAACCAATCCATCTAAAGAAGCCAATTGATTAACAGGCGGAACGATACTTTCTTTTTCGACTCCACCAATTACACAAGCATCTTGCATATTGAATCTAGCTTTAGTCTTAGTTGAATTTATTCCTTGCAATGCATCTCGAATATCATTTGCTGAAAATGTAACCCATACAAGGTCACCTCTCTGATAAGGAACTTTAATTATATAATCCGAAGTTGAAATTGTTGAAAGACTAATATTAGAAAGAATAGGAAAGTTTTTATTAACAGAATAACCATCAGAAGTTTTAAGCAAAGGTTTTACATCCATTCTTCCTGATGAAGCTTTGTAGGTTTCAACTCTACAAACCATACCAATCTCAATACCATAAGTTGAACTGATCATCATATCTTTTAATAATGAAATCAATTCTTCCATTATTGTTTACCTATAAAAATCGTTGACCGATTGTTCTTTCCTATTTGGAAATCACTTTGTAAAGATTCAACTTTGACTAGGCCAGTGAATACTTCGCTATTAATATTAATTGATTCTCCCATTTCTATAGAATGATTAAACCTTGTTTTGATTAACCACTTACCGAATCTTCTAGTAGGAGGATTCAGTAATTGCGAATCTGTTATAGTCATTATTGCTGGAGATGAAACTGTAATTTTAGGAACTATAAAAACAGATCCATTCTTAAAATATAAATTACTCTCTGTTATTTCTGATATAAAGTATAATGCTCTAAAACCATTCATCGCTGTGTATGTAATTGGCTTAGAAGAATTGATTTGAATTTTACCTACAGATAAGTTTAATGCAGAAATAATTGCTGGAACAATTACTGAAAGAGGCACTTTAGAAAATGATTGATTTATTATAGTATTGCATGCTTTAGAATAAGCTTCATCGGCTATTGTAATCAGTGTAATATTTTTCCCATCCCACCAATAAGAAGTTGTATTTGTAATAATCCCTTTGAAAGCTACTCCCTTTTGATTATCATAACCAGCTGTAATTTCTATTTCAGAAAAGTCAAAAGACTTACCCTTAGGGCTTCCATCCAATTCATTAATCAAATCACTTGCTAAATTATAAATAATTAATTGAGCACTTGGAATTCCAGAACAGGTAGTCATATTAAAATCACATTCAAGTGGAGGACATTCTATAGTAAATGGAATTGAAAATTTAGGAGTAATAGTAGCTTTTAATGAAGGATTGTTAAGAAACATTTGATTCCTCCATTAAATAGATTTTTACTTTAGAACCAAAGTTAGAAGGATTGATTTCATTATTCAATTCTAAAGAGTTAAAATCATCAAGGTCTATTGGAACAAGTTTAACATTATTTGGAAAGCCAACTATTGGAATAGAATTCCACGCAGAGAAATATCTTAATGGAGCAATGTATAAAAGTTCACCTTGCAAATCTCTAAGAATCATCTTATAGACATTTGTTTCTTCAGTATAACTCAATTCGAATTCAAAGTCTTGTCCTGAAACTTCAAAAGTTTTTCTGATAGGTAATTCAGATTGTTCAAAAGGTAAGTATTCAAACATTAAAATAATCCTTTAGTTGTTCCTTTCAAAAAAGATGTTTCTTTTTTAGGTGAGCTTGGTGGATTAGAACTTTTCTTTGAAACTTTACCAGCTGATTGAGTGCTATTTGCGCTTGCTACTTGAGGAATTTTTATCTGAGGAAGAAGACTGATTGTAATTCCAAAATCGTTTCCAAAATCTTTTGACTCTATCATTATGATATCTTTGATCTCAAGATTTTCAATCTCATCTAATGAAGTTCCCATGAATTGCTCAGAGAATTCCTTAGGACGAAATTGTAAACTTGCTGGCAATAAATCTATAATTGAAGAGAGTATTCCTTCAGTTCCATAACCAAGTAAAGCTATGGTAGCAGATTCAAATTGCCATTTAACTAAAGTATCTAGTTTTTCTTTTGCTGTTTTTCTTGTTAAAGCTAAAATCTCTATAGATGAAGATAAAACTCCTGAGAGTTCTATTGCTCTATCAATTGTTATTCCACCGTCAGTCTTAGGATTTTTATTATTTTGTTTAGAAGTAGAATCTGTTTTTTTAATATAGCTATGGGAAATTTCTTCAACTACATTTAATTCAACTTCATCACTGCCAGATTTTAAAGCGATTGTTCCTCTGCCAAAAATCATATTTCACCACCGTTAGGAATTCCTAATTGAATTCGAATTTCAGGAGCGATGGAATTAAGAGCATTCATTAACTTTCTTTTGAATTCAAAAGCAGCATCTTCATTTGATCCACTAAGTATAATATCTCCAAATTGAAAAACTATTTGAGGTTGAGAATTTGATGACTTAACTTTGTTAGCAGGAAATGCATGACCACCTTGATTTCCCATTTGGATGATCTCACCACCAGTTCCAGGCTCTGCAACTAAGTATGTCTCTCCTGGATTCAATGGACCACCTTCACGGCGTGGTGTTATTCTAGCTATAGGACTCCAATCGATATCTGGTAAATAAGATTTAGATTTAGATACACTGGATATTTTTCCCATTACCTTATTAAGTGTATCAATAAAATTATTTACTAAATCATAAGGTATTAAATTTTTAAAGGCTCCACTTAAACTAAAACCACTAAAGAAGCCAGAAATCTTTGCTCCAATTCCTCTGAAATTATCCAAGAGAGCTTTCACTAAAGGAACGTTTTTAAATAAGTTTAGAACACGAGTTAATGTATCCTTAAAAGACTTCTCAAAATATTTGGTAACGTTTGGAATGATCCCATCAAAAAATTTCATGATGTCATCCCAATATTTGTAAATTAAAATCAATGGAAACAATACACCAAGAATTAGGATTCCTATTTCTTCAAAGGAAGCTACAAAATCCCAAAGGTCACTTAACCAACCTTGAATAATTGCTCCTAAGTCAAAGTCTTCCCATGGACCAAAGAAATCTCCAATCAAGGAATCTCCTCCATTAATCCAAGTAGCGAAGTCATCAACTATCGCATACGCAATTGCGATAGCTGCACCTAAAGCTAAAAATGGAGCTGCAACTAATAACCAAGGTGCAAGTGCATTCCAACCTGCAACTGCTAAAGAGACGCCTAATGCTACAACTACTGGAGCAAGAGCAAGCATCACGAGTTTTATTCTCTTCATACCATTTTCTGAATCAGTAAACCAATTCAAAACTTTAATTCCTATTTCCATTAAAGGCTTAAGTGCAATAAGAATGATTTGGCCTATTGTTTCTTTGATGTCACCCCAACGTTGATCATATTGAGTTAGTAATGCACCAGCTGTATTCATGTGAGAGTTATATTGCTCTTGCAAGGTTGCATTGTTATTAAGAGCTTCACCTATCAACTCTTCTCTAAGAATTCTTTTATCAGCATCTGAGATTTGCATCTTATTGATTGCGTTGAAGTCATCCATGTAAGCTCCGAATAATGCTCCATTTTTTTCGAAAACTTCTTTTGATCCTGTAACAATTGCACGTTGAGCAGATCCAATTAAAGCTGTAACATTTTCACCAGTGACAGCAGCGGCCATTTGCATTCCAGACAATGAGTCAGATACAAAATCCACTGAAGCTCCCATTTTCATAGCTTGGTTAGCTGCTTCTAATAATTCACCTTCAGATGTAAGTCCTTTAGAATTTTGCAAAGCAGTTGAAATAGAATCTGACAAAGAATCATAAGCGGGGCCTGCAAGATTTTTTGCCATGCTTGCATTTCTTTCTAATGCTACAGCTGCATCTACAGATGCTGATGCAAAAGACACCATCGTTCCTACGATAGCAAGCCCTGCAACTGCTTGCATAACTCCATTGAATCCTTTAGCTGATGAAGTAGCTTGATCTATAGAAGATTTGATTGATTTATAGCCTGGTATAGATTGTAGAGCATTTTTACCAGCTGTCTTAACTGCTTCACCAAATGATTTAGGAATTGAATCTACCATGGATTCTCCAATATCTTTTCCTAAGCTTTCAAAGCCTGGAGAGATATCAGAAACAGATTGATTTAAATTGCTCATCTCTTGACTAAATTCTTTGGTTGAACTTGCAGATTGTAAGATTGAATTATCTATCGAATCAAATGTAGATTGAGCTGACTCTCTTACAGCATCAATAAAAGAGTCTGCCGATGACAAGGCATCAGAAAGATTTCCACTTAAGTTGATTGCTACATTAAGTTCTCTAAGTGCCATTAGTTCCCTGCAAGCATAATAGCCTTGATAGGTCTATTCTTAAGATAGTGCTCTCTATCTTCTAAAGCATTTTCTAGAACTCCTAATTGAATAGGAGTCCATTTGTCTAAGACTTCAATTTGATTCACCTCACTTGCTCCATAAATAAAAGATTTCCAAAAATGTTTTTCGGATCGATACACATCTCTGATATATTCTTTAAATTCAAGTTCAGTAGGTTCATTAACAATATCAGGAAATTTATAATTCCAATTTCCCACTGAGAAATCGATTTGCGATTCTCAGCCATACCTCCACTTCATTGTATGATACTGATTTAGAATTATCTAAATCAGGTTTTAAAACTCCTGAATCATAAGGCTCAACACACACTCGAAAGAATTCATCTAAGAGCTTGTCATTATTAAGTGAACCTTCTTGAAGATTGATTACAGCTTGTCTCATCTTCATTGCTTTTCTTGCACCTGGATGAGATAGGACATATTTCCTGCCACCCAAGGAAATGATAGCTTGGTCACCAGAATCGTCTATGCTATGAAGAATTACAGTTGATTCATGATCAACTATCGAACCTGCCGATAGACTAGGTTCAAGAGTTGTTTCAATTGATTTAGAATTTGTTTTACTCATTTAAATGCTCCTATAAATTTTGCAGCTATCAGAACCCAAGTTTTATCTTTGAACTGAGCTCCTGATTCATATGTAGATCTTTCCATCACATAGCATTCTACAGATGCACCAACTTTGCCTTCATCTTTTGAATCAAGGAAAACAGGGAATGGAACACCCTTAGCTTTTTCAAGTAAGGAAAACTTTGCATTCGCTGGTGAATCTCCCATGAGATTTATTGTGATCTTGTGTCTCTCATCATGATCTACAGAGAAATTTGTTTCTCCATTTTTACCGACTTGAGATTTAATCTGTTCTTTTTCCATCGGCTCTATAGTGATGAACGAATCTTTAACAAATCCTGTTACTAAGAAACCAGCTACATTAAAGCGATGAGTTTTTGGATCATATACTTTGCTCATTATCTTTCTCCTTATGGCATTAAATCAATTTCAACAGTGCCTTGGTGGATCGCCCCAGCAAGTATAGCCTTTACCCTGATAAAAGGTAGAGTTCTGTTTGATTTGTTATTAACTGGTATGGAATCAAAATCTGGAAGCTCTATGGAAAATTTATAAATTTTCTCAGCTCCATACTCTTCACGCTCTGCATCAGTCAATACAGGTGCAATGATTCTTTGTTCGCCTAATTGATTCATACGAATTGTAATTTTTGATTCGTAATCAGAAAGACCATCTGGAGTAAAATCAATCTTATCAGAAGATATATTCATCTGAGCAAGATCTTCTCTGAGTCGAGCTTCGAGAAAGTCAGCTGCTTCAATTAGATCTATATAAGTTCCATCAGCAACTTTTCCTTCGAAGAAAACAGGAACACCAGAATAGTTTGCAACTACGTTGCCATAACCATCAGATGAAGGATTCTCTTTAAGGATTTGAGATTGCTCTGAATTGGAATATCCACTTACACCAACACCTGATGTTGTTTTAAATGCATAAGTAAAGCTACCGACTTCTTTATTGATGAGGCCGCCAATGATAGCTAACTCAGGATATTCACTTGCTAGAGTGTGCAATAGATATGCCTCTCGATCTCCTGTTCTGTTTGCAAGAACAGTTAGATCAGAAGTGCAACCAAAGAATAATCCTTTAATGGCTGAGATAGCAGTTGATACACTTTGAATATTTGCTTTTACTCTGGAAGTTGTAAAAGCCTTATACCATCCAGTCTTTCCATCATTAATCAAAACTGCAATTTCATCTGCAATTGTTGGGTAATTCTTAACAAGATACAAGGCAACTTGAGTAGGTCGATTCCTTTGAGAAAACAATTTTGTAATCGCTTTCCATTCTTCATCTGTAGAAGTAAAACCAAATTCAGATAATTCAGTAACTTCTTTAATCAACATATATCTTTCGTAAGCGAGAGAAGTTGAAGAAACAGCAACTACAGAACTAGATCCATCTCCTAAGGTAGAGATAGAAACTATATCATTCACATCACTCACAGCCTCAGCCGCTATTTTTATTGCAGAAGCTGTAGATGTTGCAACTCCTGAACCATCAGTAGCTACGTTGACACTAATTAAATATGGATCATTCTCAGTTCCAGCTCCAGTTCGTCCAACAGATAGTGAAGTGCTATTTCCACTAACAATATATGCTACCCTTATAAAAACTTCGCCAGGTGTTTTAGCTTCAAAAAGCAATCCTTGATTTCCTGATAGCAACTTAGCAAAATATGTTGGAGCTTTACCACCAAACAAAATGGGAAGGCTAAAACCTTTTTGGGAAATAGCAATTGTTCTAAGATTAATAATAATCTTAATTGGGTCTATTGAATTATTCATAATTCCTCCTTGTTTAATTCTAAATCATCAAATGAAGCGGGGTTCAACACAGGTTCAAGACGTTCTGATACTTTGTATTTGTCTAAACGAATATCAAAACCGAAACGATACTCATATTCATTCGTTCCATCCAAGACAATGGTTCGATCATTTACATCTGATAAAATTTTTGGAGTTAGATATAAAGTTCTCATTTGATCCAATCCTACTTTTGAATCAAAATATTCATGACTTACATCAGCTAGTTGACGACTGTTAGCCCAGCTTGTATCGTAAAACTCTATTGATAAATAAGAACTATACATCTTTCGTTTTTTAATTTTTACTTTTGTTGGATCGATTGCACCATCTCCATCATAAGCATTTTCTTTAACGACACCTGCTTGATGATCAGCCACTTTAGAATCCATTGTAACTTTATAAGCACCGTATGGATAATTAGGTTTACTTTTATTTTGTTCCTTACGTATAACTTTAATAGAAGCTTCAAGAGTTTCTTGTATGTATGCTTCAAGCAAAGTAACCATACCTTTCAAATTTTCGTCTGTTATCATGTTATTTTCCTTTTACCTACATACTTCATGAAGCCACCATCAAAGATTCGATCCTTGATTGTCTTAATCGTAAATGTTGCACCGTCTGTAGTTATCTCACTATCAACTGGAATTGTTATGGCATTTCCTATTTGATAAAATACTCGATCTTGAGTTGTGTAATTTCCTTCAGGCATAATTTTTAAGTCTTTAAATGATAAAGGAAAGTGAGCAAGCTTAACCTCCACAGGTTCTTGTGATCCAGTAGAAACCCATTCACCAGCAACATAGGAACCGCTTACAGGAAGAGATACTTCACAATCTCTTAAGTGTCTTACAAGAGATCTTTGAACTTGAGTTAAACTCATTGAACCACCTCATAGCTAATTGAGTTTAAGAGTTTTCTAGATTCTCTAAGTATGCCTGGACCCTTCTTGCGTTTTCTATACTCCTCTGAAAGGGGAGCAAAAGCAGGATCTTCTTGAACTATGCGATTCTTAATTTGACCAACCACATAACCTCCAACTTGATTTGCGATTTGGTCGGCTTTCAAAGTTCGATTCATTATTGCTTCCAAACCATTCTCTAGAATTTTCTGAATTCCATCTTGAACACTTGGCTTATCAAGAGTTGTCCTTATATAAGATCTTTCAGGAATTTCCCAAGTAGAAGTCTTGCCTGTTTCTGGATTTGTTTTCTTTATAGTTGCACCGAACTCATGGACACCTGCTATAATTTGAATTTCTGAATCAGCTTGACCCACGACTCCAACTATAACTTTCATCTTATCCAGCTTCTTTATTTCAGAAATAATATCTTCCATTGAACCTGAATCTTGAATTGCAGTAGGCATTAAATCAACCTACCTGAAAGACCTTGCATCTGGACTCTCTTACGTTTGTATTCTGTTAAATATCTGGTTTCACCTTGATTCCCTGAATCGGATGCATCAGAGGCATAAGAAGTAGATACACCTTCAACTGATTCAGAAGAAACTGGCCTACTAATTATACCAGCTACTGTTAGAAGATGAGCCGTATAACATAAATGCAGTTCAGCAAACCTAGAACTGGATTCCAAAAAACCATGAGCCTTTACAGTTTCAGCTCCATGATCTAAATGAATCCCAAGAGTAGTATCAGAACCTGTTATAATATTTTCTGATAGATACTCTTTCAATTGTCCTAAGTTCGCTTTAGCCATTTACTTTACCTTATGGTCTCGCTATTCCTAATCCAACATATACAGCTGAAGGATATCTCACTAAGCAACCAGCAGTTCTTAGAACCGCAGCCATTTGAGAACCACCAAGCACATCATATACAGGAGCAGTCATTCGTAGATCATCAGGAGTTGCTAACTCAATAACGTCTGGTGAATCATCGAAAATTAAAAATGCATCTGATGCTAATCCTGAATTTTCTTTGTTCAAAGCAGAAGTAAAAACAACCTTATTGAAATATACACCTTCTTCTTTCAACCACTTGAGAACACTCATAGGCTCAGAATCTGAGATTGGAATAATGGAATTTTCTTTTACTGTAGTTGGTAGAACCAAAGTTGTAGCATTGAAAATCTCATCTTTTTCAACAGTTGCCTTTCCATAAGCAAGATCTTTAATCATTTGAATAGACGTCTTGTTAGCCCACTGTCTTTTCTGAGGATCGGTTGATGCACCATTTAGAGTTCCAGTTGCAGCAACGTTTTCCTTAGTGATACCGTCTTTGTATAATACTCCTTGGATTCCATGCTCAGAACTTCCAGCAAAGGCAACTCTGTTTTCTTTCTCTGCAATGGATCTTCTTGAAGATGCAATACGAATTGTATCAATTGAAATAGAAGGTCCTTTACTTGATCTAAGAGCCGCAACCTCAAGCAATTCATTTGCCTCATAGGAAATACCGACTTCGATATTAAAAACCTTATGAGTTTCCATTCCACCTTTCTCACCAATCATAGGTAAGTCTTTGGCTGATGATCCAGCAGCTCTGATTCTTGCAGCTC